TAACGTAATTTGCCCCAACCTCCAAAAAAGTTTCCCCTCTATCTTTAAGGACTTGGATTATACCTTTTCTGCAATTTGCAAACTCTCCAGAATCACTTGCTTTCCGTATTTTATTTTTTGTTTTTATTTGATCCGTAACTTTGGATACGTTATTCATAACTTCACTGATAAGTTCGGACTTATCAGAGGCCAAAAGTTTATTTATTTTTTCTGCAAGTAGATGTCCTTTATGCGTAATAACTACTGTTATCATTCTGCTGTCTTTTTCGCACCTAAACATGTGTATCAAACCAGCTTCTTTAAGATTTTTTGCAGATCTGTGAACCTTCGCTTGCGGCAAAGATAAAGCCTTTTGTAAGTCGTTGAGGTTCATTTGCTCAATTGTTTCGTAAATAAAACTAAAAGCAATTATGTGATCCGAATGTAATCTTGCCTTCAGATCAACAAACTGTTCCTGAAACAGCATATTTATCTTTATAAGATTTAACATCACCATCTACTCCCGAATACTTTTGCGAATACCTCGTCCAACAGACGATCCATATCTTGACTACTCATGTTCAACACACCCATAAAAAAGTTAAAGTAAAAAAACAGATTGCTCCGCCTACGATAATCCCGCAGGCAAAGCCAATCAACGCGGCGAAGTCAGTGAGGTTCATTGGTACAGTCCTCACAGATCGTGGCGTCCTCGCCCACGATTAACGTCACCCAGCCCTCGCACTGAGTACACAGGCGCTCCATTTCTTCGGCGCCGTTGCACGTCCCACAAGTCACGGTCTTGGTATCCATGTACCCAACGTCACGATTGAAATTGTGCGCCATCGGTGCGTCCTCAAGCACGGTCCCCGCACCATGGCACTCGGTACACGGGTCCATGATCGGCGTCTCTTGCAACCGCATGAACTCTTCTTTCATACGTCCCATTATTGTTTCTCCTTCCATGCGGCATGGACATCAACGCCCATGTTGTGAATAAGCTCTCCCCGTAAGTCCTCGACACAAATATCGCAGAACACATCGACATCAGGATTCATCTTAATGTCTTCCTCAATTACCTTTAAGATCTCATCCAATTTTTCCACGATGAAGTGGGCGCATACCATGTTCGTAGACATTATTCTTCCTCCTCATAAACATCCTTGTCTAAATTCATGTCCTCTTCCTCTTCATCCTCTGCTGGAACCCAGCACTCGTCCAAACCGTCTTTGTAGGTGCCCTCAAACATGCCCCCCTCGTCTTGGTAATCGGCTTCGACCTTGCACCCCAAGTCAACCAACCTGTCCCAAATAGGAATAGGTGGAGCCCAAGCTGTCCAACATCTGAACTCAATCTCCTTTGTTGTGCCGTCACCGATAAGGCGAAGGTCACCCAGTTCAACCTCGCAGACATCCCACTTGGTGCCCCAGTTCTCGTTGCGCCACTCGTACCAAGAAGGTAGCGTAGTATTGACGGGCTTGGTGATCTTGACATCCTCTCCAACCCAAATCTCGAACGGCATCGGCGCTATCAAATCGCAGAACCGTGCCTCTTTACATTTAAGGTTGTCTTCTATTTGTGAGATCAAGGCCCGTGGACCTGTGATCGTGACTTGTTGTTCGCAATGATTTGGCATTATACTTCCTTCCTTGTTTCTATGTAGCTCTCTATTAAACCTTGCGCGACTTGAGGAACGATGCCGTTACCGTAGGCGCGGAGTCGTCCCACCCTTGAGGTAGCCCCATCAACCAACGGGCATGTGTTGGGTTCAACTGCCCTCCACTTTCCATCTCGGCAGAAGATCCAGTCAGCATCTTTCCAGTGGCCGTTAGTCTTGCCGCTTGGTCCTCGCTCCACCCCGTCAGTTGCGCTTGCGCTCCCGTGTTCCACCCGTGCTTGCCCGTCAGATGTGAGGGTGCTATCCCCGTGCCCCCCGTCATGGAGGTCGGTGTTGCCCAGCCCCCCGTCAGTTGAGCCGTTACGTCCAAGGTGTCCGTGCTGATCTTCCCGTTCCTGATCCGGCCCCCTTGGTATCCGCCCTTGTGATCCCGCGTTGTCGGTGTCGGCCACGAACCAGAGGCGTTGCCTGATGTGCGGAGCGCCGAACCCCGATGCGCTGAGATCGAACGCCCCGAAGGCGTAGTCCTTTGCTTCCATGTCAGTTTGTACAAGGTCGAGCCAACCGAGGCCGTCCTTGCTTGCAACTTGCTCTCCAAAGATTGTTGCAGGGCGGCACTCTTGGATGAGGTGGTTCCAATGGGGCCACAAATGCCGCTCGTCAGAAGTCCCCGCTCGTTTGCCTGCACCGCTGAAAGGCTGGCACGGGCACGATCCTGTCCAAACTGGCCGATCGTCTGCCCATCCCGCACCTCTGAGGGCACGGCTCCAGATGCCAATCCCTGCGAAGAAGTGGCACTGAGTAAATTCAAAAAGTTCTTCTGGTCTGACATCACTGATGCTCCTATCATCGACAACACCATCCGCGATGTGTCCGGCTTTGATTAAATTGCGTAGCCATTCGGCGGCATACGGATCGATCTCGTTGTAGTAGGCGCTCATGCGAACCTCTCCTTCAACCGCTTGGCGGCTTCCAAACGAGTGAGGTTGACACCCCTCGTTTCAAAACCTTTAAGAGAGCTTCTCGCATCAGTGTCATCGACACAAAGACCCTCAAGGTGTTCAATTATATGGTCAATCGCAACTTGCAAGACGTTCATCTCCAAGTCTGACATGAATGGATTGTTCATCACTCACCCCCTTCTCTATGCCAGCACTCTTGCAAGGCGGCATCTTCAGCATCAAGCTCACGATCCCAAGCCGCTTCCCAACGCTCCATGAACTGAACAACCCAAGCATTCTGATGGCGCGTAAGCTCATCCTCATGGATCAACTCCATCGCATCAATGCACTTCAAACCCTGTGCCTTGCACCAGAATGTATACTCTTCAGTCAGTGCAGGAATGGTATCAACATACGCCATTAGGTTGTCTTCCATATTGCTAGAGCCTCGTCAAAAGGCATGTCGTTTAAGATGCGACGGGTCTCACCCGCCTGCTTGTCAATGATCCACTCACCCTTGGTCACAGTCGGGTGGTACTTGGTCTGGAAAATACCTTCCTTGTACTTGAGTTGAACCAAAACATGAGACTTAAACTTGCGCTTTAACTCACGCGAACTGAGGAACTCATTGACCTGATCACCGCACCAACCCTCTAATGACTGAGCAAAACCATCCTCACTCCACTCACTAGGCTCATTCGGTAATGATTTGAAATACTCGTGTACCGCATTCATCGTAGCGCGGTAGTCACCCTTGAACTTAGGGTGGTCATAGTCACGATCGCATCCGCCGTGTCCATCGTTGCTCACAATAGCAACAGGCTTGCCGTCAATATATAAAGAAGCCAGATAGCAATGTGTCTCTTCACTTGCCCATTCAGTATGCTTGATTGCTTTGAGTTGGAGTTTCATGGTGGTCTTCCTTTTCACATTGGTTAAGATAATTAATGTACTCTAGTTGTGGAGTATGCACATATAATTCAAGGGGGCAAGTGCTTTTTTCTCGGACCTCGGTCCACGGCCATGGGTTAACATTACATATAGAGCAATCTGACAGAAAAAAGTGTAGTGCAATAAAAAGTCGAGGCAAAAGTGTAATAGTTGTAATAGTTGTAGAAGCAGGCAAGAATAAGATAACAAAACCATACTGTTAGGTAGTGTGATAGGTATTACAAACACTATTACAAACAGGTGTAGGTATTACAGAATAGTGTAATAGTTGAGAACATTTCAACCAGCCCAAGGGTAGATTCTTGGTTTTACTATTACACTTCGACCTAGGATATAAGCTATAGGAGAACTTGGCATAGCCTACTGCTTGTTGTATGGTTGTGGAATAGGAGGGGTGTTATGACTTCACTGAAAAAGAAAACCGAAGATGAACATGGTCGCAAGATCACCACCAGACAGATGACCTTCGCTCGTCATGTCGTGGAGGGAATATACTCCAACGCTGAGTCCGCTCGTAAGGCTGGGTACTCTCATGATGTTGCGCCTGTCACAGCTTCCAAACTATTGAACGGCCGCGACTACCCTCATGTCTTGGAGTACATCACTGAGCTACGGGCTGAACGGGAACGACGCTATGCTGTCACCACAATAGGACAACTTGAACGATTGCATAAGCTGTCGCAAGGAGCCGAGGATGCAGGTCAATTCTCTGCCGCCATCAACGCAGAAAAAATTCGCTCCGCTTTGGGTGGCCTTACTATTGATCGGCGGGAAAACATCAACACATTGGACCAGCTATCACGGGATGAGATCACCTCTCGTCTGGCCGCTTTGCAGAAACAATACCCGCAGGCTTTTGTGATCGACGCAGACTATAAGGATGTAACAGATGAGCCGAGGACCGGAGGCGAACTTTTGGAGTATGTTGAGGAGCAACCTACCTAAAAATACCTATGCTACACGCATTGAAAACAAGCACGGCGGCGGTGTACCTGATGTTCATTTGCTTTGGGAAGGCTTGCCCGTTTGGATAGAGTTGAAGGTAAGTAAGTCTAACGCCGTAAAAGTCTCGCCTCATCAGGCGGCTTGGCATATGGCATATCACTCTCGCGGGGGGCTGAGTTTCTTCTTGGTCAAGGCCCTCTCTACGGGCGCCCTTGTTTTGTTTGAGGGGTCCGAGGGCCCGAACCTATTAGCTGGTGGCCTGTCCGAGGCCCATGGTTCTTCGTTCAAGAACTCTGCGGCCTTGCTCAAGGCCCTGCGGCCCCGCATCTTTGATCATTATGCTAATGTGCTTGGCTCTGCGGCCCCGCTCGATGGTCCGCGGTCATAGCTCTGCGGCCCTGCGGCCTCGCCGTGGACGTCCACGCTCTGCGGCCCTGCTTAAATACTGGTTGCTGTAGATAAGAAGGGGCCCGAAGGCCCCGTCCCATCACGCCGGCACCCATTCGGTGCTGGTGTATGGCTTCCCGAACAAGGTGGTCTCGACCTTCACTGGCTTTAACCAGGGAATCTCCAGGTCACCCTCCCGTACAAAGTGCCAATCGCCATGCGATCTGAACACATCGTACCGGCCCTGGGCCAAGGTCGCAGCGTATGGGTTCATGTTCCGGTCCTCGTACCATATTTTGTTATGCTGCTCTGCGTATGGGTCGTAACAATCGGACCAACATATCCGCGCCTGCCTCGGTCCAACAATTAACTTGGTAAAGAACTCCAAGTCTGAAACGTCCAGAGCCGTGATGTCCTCGCGGCTCTGGTATATGTGGACGTTGAACCCGCCATCGGATCCGATGTCGTTCTGCCATGTGAACAGCGTGTCCCCTGCCTCGATGGCAAGGGATGCGATGTCGCAAGAAATTTCTGCGGTAATCATAGTACACCTCCAAAGAATAAAAGACTTAGCGGGATCGCGAAGACACAGAGCCCAGCGCATAGTTCTAAAGCAATTTCTCTTATGAGCATGAGTTGCACTCCCATTCGTCTGATTCATCGTTCGCGCGTACCGGATTCGCCCAGTCTAATATCAGACTCATGGCCTGACTTGTGAGCTTCTCGGCATCAAAGTCGTTGCCTATGATTTCAAGGGCGAGGTCATGAATCGAGTTTCGCAGTGCGTTCGCCTCTGTAATGGCGTTGTGTTCACTTGCTTGCATTGTCTTATCCTTTTCACATTGGTTAATAGGGGCCCGAAGGCCCCTATGTTTAGTGTTGCACAATTGCGATTGACTTGGAAGCTTTAACTGATGTCCCGCCGCATAATTTGCAGGCATTGCACTGGACCCGCTGCCCTGCTTCCTTGCTGGCTGGGCATAGGATCTCTTTACCTTTGATCAA